TTTTCTGCGAAATATTCTGCATTGTTCATACACAATGCATATTCTTTTACAAGATCTTGCGTCCATTCTTGAACTACGCCGTCTCGTTTTACATTTGGATTGCCTAGATAATTTTCATTTTGTTTCAGAAGTGACATCAATTATATTATCCTCATTCTGTAATAACTTCTGCAAGTCAGCAGTGGATCCAAGAAAAACATTATTCGTTGTATTCGAAGCAACTTGTTTTACTTCTTCTTTATTCATGTCTTTGTTTTTCTTATTTAAATCCATTAACTTATCATTCACATCTGATATATTTTTAATCATGCCCGATAATACTTCGTAGGCGCGCGGGTGCTCGGACGAGCGTGCAACTTCAATCATATCTTCGAGAGATTCACGACCTTTTTCTAATAGATCATAGTATGTTTCTCTTGAATAATCATAATCTGATTTTATTTTATCATCATTTGTCATGTCAATATAATTCTACCACCCAATGTGGACGTCACAGATGACTGATAATACAGATCTGCTGAGTCCGTCATGATGGGTGTAAATATTAAAGTTCCAAATTGAGTTCCGTTGCCAGTGACGCCTGTTGTATATTGAGATCCAGTTCCAGTTGTCGGAGCCGTTTTAATATAAAAAGGCTCTCCAGCTAGACTTAAATTAAATATGTGCTGTTCGCCTCTTCTTAATACAAGAGTAGGATTCTCTGAACTATCTAAAAAGAATCTATCATCTGCTGCAAAAAAGTAAGCATCAGCTGCATCATTCACACCGACTGTAAAGTTTACAGTAGGAGCTGCTGCGTTAATTGTAATAGTAGTGCCTGATCCAGACGTACTTATTCCATCTCCGCCAGCTATTGTAAAAGATCCATTATGATCAGCAGCTGTAATAGTTGAACCTGCATCTGCTGTGACTGTTTTTAGTATTCCTATATCTCCTAAGCTATCAATATCTGCTTCTGCTGCAATCAGACGTGTATCAATCGCTGATATATTCGAAGTATTAATTGATATGCTACTAGTATTAGCAGAAACTGAACTGTTAAGTGAACTCACCGAAGAATTTAATGTGGAAATGGATCCAGCATTTGTAGTAATCCTAAAATCTAAATCGGTAAAGTTATTATCAAGCTCAGTAAATGTGAGAGATGAGCCTTTAGTTAATCTAAGTGTAATTGGCATTTTAAGTTTACCTCGATGTTTCTACATAACCATTATCGACATACGGATCATCTGCTGCTACAAAGTATGGCTCGCTGTCTATAGGTGGTTGGTTAAATATATTTATATCTGTGCTAAAGCCAAAGTCGCTATCTGCTAAACCTATTGCTGTAGTCGGATCTGGAGTGGTTGTAATTCTTTCAACAAGAGAATCGGAATCAGCTAATCCTCTAAAGTCTAATCTTCCGTCAAGAGGATTATTATACAGTGTATACAAATCAGTATTAGCAGTTCGAATGATTTCACTGTTTGCTATAGCTCCATAGAATTGAACTTTCATTTCAAAATCTAATGTATAAATGATAGTTCTTCTTTGTTCAACTGCACCTTCAAAATCATCTGCAAATGATACACTTTGAATGATAATAGTAATGTCTTCTTTCATATCAGGGTATTCAGTAGAAAACGGTTTAATAGTCAAAGTATATTGTGGATTAAATGTAGGAAGAATTTGTTCAACCATTTGTAATGCATCATCTTGCGATTTAGCATACATGTTTAATTGAAAATTTATAATATAAGGAACTGGTGAGTAAAATTTCTGTCGGTTGGTAATTGCTGAGCCAGTGGTATTAAAGTTGCTGACTTTTGTTAATTGTCTTTGAGGATCATATGCAAATGAAGTAATCTCAAAAGACATACGTGGAAGCTTAATTGCAACTTGACTGTTTTCTTGCAAGTCTGGATTAGCCCGTATTCTTTCAAGATATTTTTCTTTCGGTGCATAAGATAGTGGAACTTTGACTTGACTAATAACTGCTCCTGCGCTATTCTTACGAAGAACATATATGTTATTGAAAAGCGTACCAAACATGGCAACGCATTTTCTAACTTTCTGATGATAAAAATGAGTACCAAACATTAACGATTCTCCAATATCTTTTTCAGTTTATTACTAGTAGTTTTAGTAAAAAGACATGGAACAATAGAATGAATAATTAGAACGGGTACAAGCAATTGCAAAACTAAACCAACTTTTAAAGCCTGCAACATATGCTGAAAGTAATTTTCATTGACATCATTTAAATGCTTAAACATTAATTATTCTCCGGATCACCAAATGGATTGTTTTCACTAAAGTCAAGGAAGCTAGCTGCATCAGAACTAAAGAAATCGTTTTGTTCATTATTTGATATTTTATTTTCTTCGGTTACTGTATTAACAGTTAAATCAGAGTCGACTCGATAATCACCGCTTAAAGTAATAGAACCGGTCGTGAATTCATGATAAGCACCATCACTTGCTCCAACGTGAATTAAATGTAATTTGTTATCTGAGTCAGACCATTTTGATACTTCTCCGACCATTGTGACACCACTCGATAAAGTCTGAGTAGCAGTATTGCCTATTGAAATGATTGGACTATCACTATCAAGAGTAAGAATATATGTATAAGAATAATCTCTTTCAATCTGGTCGATTGTATCGATACCAGTATCGAGATCTTCATCATTATATTCGAATAATTGTGCTCTTAATTTATATACTGGTAAATTACTTAACTGATAAAATGGTTGTTCGTGCTCGACATGCATGATTTGAAATAACTTATTCGTCATTGGAAGATAAATTAGGTCTCCTTCTAACGGTCTTACACCTGTCATCTCATTGTCATAACGTTTTACTTGCTGTTCCCATCTTCTTCGCGATACAACAAATGTAGCTTCATCTCTTATCTCAACGCCGAATCGAGTAAACAGATCACCTTCTCCATCGAATCCTTCGATGTTTTCAATATACATTTCTATTTTATGAGATGAATTAAATCGAGATGGAACATCGTGTCCAAATATGGTATCTTCTCCAACGAGATCTCGCGGTAAGTAATAGACATCTTGTCCATAAATCTTTAAAGATTCAATGACTATGTCTTCATATAAATTTTGTTCAGAACGAACTTTATCTGAGAAGTATAAGTTACGCATATTATCCTACAAAGAAATCAGCTGGAAGTTCATGTTCCAATCTAATTTTCTCTCTAAGTGCTTCAATTTCACTTGTTGCATCATCGTATATTTGTCTGCCATTAAGTATAACACCACCCGGAAGCTGCATGCCCTCGAACTTAATGAGGTTTTGACCCCATTGTTGCTTAATAAGTGCAGTAGTATATTCCTTAAGCCACATGTCATTAAATACAGAAGTGTGAGTAGATGGATCAACTATTTTGTAAGCTTCGTATAAAATGTACTCACCTTCTTTTACATCACCATCATTAAAATCACCGAATAGATATAATCTATTTTGTCTTCTTACGAATTCTGTAATAGGATAGCCATTTAATTTCATATCGAGTGTAGTGAGGTATTGATTCAATTGATCATAATACGCTAAGTCACCAGCAAAATTTTGCATATCAGCAATGTCATTTAACATAAGTTGATACTTAATATCGAAGAAATTGAATGAAGAATTAAAAGAACTCGACATAGCAAAAAGACGTGTTACAAAAAGTATGTCATTTGCAACATCAATATACTCATTAGTTATATCGTCTGCAGTTACTTGATGTGATACATAAGTTCTAAAAGTAGCATCTGAATGATACTCTTGATAGTATTGTAAAGATTCGTCTACACGATCTTCAAGTTGATCTTCGTCAACATTAATCTCGATAACTGGATCACCGAGTCTTCTTTTACAATAATCTATGAGCGTAGCTCGAGAAGTTGGATTAGCCATAGAGATCTCCGTTTACAAAATATCTATGACTATTTATATAATTTTTAAATTAGATTTTTAATTAAATTCTATATCTTACTATTACTATTCCAGATCCTCCGTTACCTTGTTGTGAACCAGCTTGATAACCACCACCTCCAGATCCTCCTCCAGTATTCTGACCACCAGCGCCTCCAGGCCCCGCGCTACCAAAACTTCCATCTGCGCCCGGTGATCTTCCAGTCGTATCTCCAGATCCTACATGAGCGCTTGTATTTCCGTAAGAGCCGCCACCGCCTCCTCCGCCTTTGCCTCCATCACCTCCATAACCAGGACCATTGGCGAAGTAGAATCCTCCGCCACCTCCACCAGCCCAGTAGTGTCCGTTACCATCGATATTATTGAGAATTCCATCTCCTCCATTCGGAGCAGTGGTGCTGCCTCCGACTGTTCTATCTCCACCTTGAACACCAGCGCCGCCTCCTCCAGCTCCAGCAGTAGGAGTTCCTACTCTAGCTGGACTAGATATTCCTCCGTCATTTCCTTGGCCAGCAGTGCCAGAAGCTCGAGCAACTCCACCACTGTTTTCT